CCGGTGCTCTTTGGCTGGAAGAAGAAAGGCAAGCACATGTGGTACTCGGACCGTAAGCAATCCACCATCTGGGAATATGACAAGCCCCGGAAGAATGGTGATCATCCGACGATGAAGCCTGTGGCTCTGGTGTCTTATCCCATCATCAATTCCAGCATGTCCGGCTGCATCGTCCTGGACCCTTTTGGTGGATCCGGTTCGACCCTGATCGCCTGTGAGCAGACTGATCGGGTGTGCCACACGATTGAACTGGATGAAAAATTCTGCGATGTCATTGTGAAACGCTATATGGAGCAGGCAGGATCTGAAAAGGACGTGTACGTAATTCGGGAGGGACTTAAAATAACCTATCAAGAAATCGAAAAATCGATTGATAATCCACAGAATTAACTTGCTATCACACCCCCGTAGAGTGATATATGTAGTACCAACAAATCAGGAGGTTAAGATTATGAAACTCAACTACAATGTCACCGGGCCAGATCGCAAGCGACTGGTGCAAGCCATCAGCGAACTCACAGATTCCAAAGCCAAGTACCTGGCTGTCCCAACCTGCGCCTACCAAGTCGGTGATTACAACATCGACAAGAACGGACTCCTCACAGGTCCCGATAACCAAAAGCTCGAAGAGGCGCTGAGCACCCTCCATGCCTTTGAGGCACAGGACCTGGAGTATCAGGAGTCGAAAACCCAGGAGGCCACTGAGGAACCAGACGCCCTGGTTATTGAACTCCCCAGGAAACACTTCACCGAGGTAAGCCTTGAGAACCTGCAGAAGCTGATTGAAAGCAAGGAAGCCCTGATCAAAACCGCCCTCGGGGTCCAGAATCTTCCACTGGAAGTAACAGAAGACCGCATCCGGTTCCCCTGGTTCACGCTCCCGATCACCCCAGAGGAGATCAAAGCCTACTCAGCCTTCATCACCGCCCTAGCCAAACTTGCCAGAGAGCAGAAGCGAGTGACGGCAAAACCCAAGGAAATCGAAAACGAAAAGTACGCCTTCCGATGCTTCCTCCTCCGGCTCGGGTTCATCGGGGATGAGTACAAGCAGGACCGCAAAATCCTCCTTTCGAAGCTAACCGGCAGCTCCGCCTTCAAGGATTCTGACGCTAAGGAGGTGGAGTAGATGAGAAAATTTACTCGAGAGGTTTTGCAACACATCAAGGATACCTACAAACAGGGAACGCGGGTCCGGCTCGGCTGGATGAATGACCCTTACACAAAACTAAAGCCAGACGAGATGGGAACTGTGATCGCGGTGGACGACATTGGAACCATCCACGTGACCTGGGACTGCGGATCAACCCTTGGATTGGTGTTCGGCGAAGACTCCTGCTCGGTGGTCAAACCCTTTGACCCGCCAACGGAAACCTTTGAAGAGCGAATCATCCGGCAGATCCTGGCGATTCGGGAGACCGGTGAGACCAACATGTTCGACCTCCTGAGGGTTCAGCAAATGGCCGAGGTCAGCGGGTACAGTGAGCTCCTGGCCTTCACCCGAGACTGCAAAAGCCAATACTCACACTTCATCCTCACCGGTGAGATGCTGCCCTGGGAACTTGATGAAGATACCTACTGGCCCCTGGATGGAGAGTTCTAAAAAGAAGCTCAAAACAGCTAGAAATAGCTTGCTATACATTCCCGTTAGAGTGATATATGTAATAACAAACTACACTAACGGAGGAACAGATTATGTGGACAGAAGGAACCATCAAAACCCCAACGAGTTTAGTCAGATACTGGGTCAAATACTTTGACGAAGGATCCGAGTTTGGGATCGAGGGCGGCCGGATTTCAAAGCTGATGATCAGGCGAGGCGACGAAACCATTGCAAGCTACGAACGAGGCTGGGATGTGGAACCTAAGGATGAAGATGCCAAGATCGTCTTGGAGATCCTGATGAGCAAATACAACTAAACCAGGAAGCGGAGCCCTCTAGGCTCTGTTTCTCGTACAAGGCCCGATGGGGTCTATTTTTATTCCAGGAGGTGACCGCAAATCAGGACGCTGAAAAAGTATAAGCCCACCCGCTTCATGGCGAAAGAATCATATTACGATAAAGGCGCAGCAGACTATGCGGTTGGCTTCATTGAGTGCCTTTCCCACACCAAAGGAACATGGGCTGGTAAACCCTTTGAGCTCATTGACTGGCAGGAACAGATTATCCGTGATGTGTTTGGGACCATCAAACCCAATGGCTATCGCCAGTTTAATACAGCTTATGTAGAGATACCCAAAAAGATGGGTAAGTCTGAGCTGGCCGCTGCCGTCGCCCTACTTCTCACCTGTGGTGACGGTGAAGAGCGAGCCGAGGTGTACGGTTGCGCGGCAGACCGAAACCAGGCATCCATTGTATTTAATGTCGCAGCCGATATGGTGAGACACTCACCAGCATTAGCTAAGCGAGTCAAGATCCTTGATTCCCAGAAGCGACTCATCTACCTTCCCACCGGCAGCATTTATCAAGTCCTCTCAGCGGACGTATCCAACAAACACGGCTTCAACACTCATGGCGTCGTGTTTGATGAGCTTCACATCCAACCCAACCGGAAGCTCTTTGACGTCATGACGAAAGGATCTGGGGATGCCAGGACACAGCCTTTATACTTTCTGATCACGACTGCTGGTAATGATACAAACAGCATCTGTTACGAGATTCACCAGAAGGCCCTGGACATCATTGATGGTAGAAAATTCGATCCAACCTTCTACCCGGTGATCTATGGTGCACAAGAATCTGATGACTGGACCGACCCCAAGGTCTGGAAGAAAGCCAATCCATCCCTTGGCATCACCGTAGGAATTGATAAAGTCCAAGCGGCCTGTGAGAGCGCTAAGCAAAATCCAGCCGAAGAGAACAGTTTCCGGCAGCTCCGTTTGAACCAGTGGGTCAAACAAGCAGTGCGTTGGATGCCCATGGATAAATGGGACAAATGCTCCTTCACGGTGGATCCTGAATCGTTAGCTGGCCGGATTTGCTATGGCGGGCTGGACCTATCAAGTACCACTGATATCACCGCTTTCGTCCTGGTGTTTCCACCGGAAGATGAGGAAGATAAGTATGTCATTCTTCCTTACTTTTGGATCCCCGAGGATAACATCGACCTTCGAGTTCGTAGAGATCATGTTCCCTATGACCTATGGGAAAAACAAGGCTCTCTTCAAACTACTGAAGGCAACGTCGTCCACTATGGCTTCATCGAGGCTTTCATCGAAAAGCTCGGTGAGAAGTACAACATCCAGGAAATCGCCTTTGACCGCTGGGGAGCTGTCCAGATGGTTCAAAACCTTGAGGGCATGGGCTTCACGGTGGTTCCATTCGGCCAAGGGTTTAAGGACATGTCCCCGCCGACCAAGGAACTTATGAAGCTGACCTTGGAGGAGAAGCTTTCCCACGGAGGACATCCTGTCCTTCGATGGATGATGGATAACATCTTCATCCGAACCGACCCTGCTGGAAATATTAAACCGGACAAAGAGAAGAGCACAGAAAAGATCGATGGTGCTGTTGCCACGATCATGGCTCTCGATCGATCTCTCCGTACTGAACGAAAAACCAGTGTTTATGACGATCGAGGGATCTTTGCGCTATAAAAGTTAATAATTCTGGTATAAACTATTATTAAAAATATCCAAGTTGGCAAGGGGGTAATATGGATTGATTCTTTATCACGGGACTACTTTTGAACAAGCAGAGGACATCTTGCTAGCGCAAGAAATCCGCACTACATCCAAAGGGAATACGCGGTACCCTACGGGTGGTCATTCCCAAACAACTTTTGGCTATGTTTATCTGTCAACCAGTATCAATCAAGCGTTTGGCTTCGGAGTGTTAGCCTCTCAAACAAATCACGGAAGTAATTCAATCGCAGTTTTTGAAATAGAATTAGGTGAAGATGAAATAGAAGTCGATCTAGATGAGAAAGAACACAATGCCATTGTTACATCAGTAGAGTTACCCGCCAATTCTTGTTTTAGAATTTCAAGGAACTTAGCTATCCAAAGTGATATTAAACGATATTTTTTCCTTCATTGTCGAGATCGTGATCATGCTTGGCGAGTAGCGGATAATCCAAAATTAGTAGAGAGAGTTCATGATAGATGGATTGCTTTTTAATCTAGCTAGTGGAAATTAATCCACATATATACACACTTTCTCATCAAATAAACATTATGATTACCCCTGATTATTTAGGCACCTTTAGTAAGGTGCTTTTTTCATGCGCATTTTTTTGGAGGTGTTGCTCATGGGCATTTTATCTATGTTTTTCAAATCTCGAGACAAGCCGACTGACTACTATTCCGGCTCAAACTACTCATTCCTGTTCGGCGGAACGACCAGCGGAAAGACCGTGAATGAGTTCACTGCCATGCAAACCACCGCAGTTTATTCTTGTGTCCGGATCCTATCTGAGGCCCTGGCCTCATTGCCTCTCCATGTTTACCGCTACACGTCTACTGGTAAGGAACGAGTCTACGATCATTCGCTATACCATATCCTGCATGATGAACCGAACTCCGAGATGACTTCCTTTGTCTTCCGCGAGACGCTCATGAGCCATCTCCTTATTTGGGGTAATGCCTATGCTCAGATCATTCGTGACGGAGCTGGACGGGTAGTGGCGCTCTATCCACTACTCCCCAATAAAATGGAGGTTTGGCGGGATAAGAATGGGGAGCTCTACTATACCTACTCTCGGACATCGGATGAAAACTATCGGGACGGACCGGCAGTTCTTCGCAGACAGGATGTCCTGCACATCCCAGGACTCGGATTTGATGGCCTTTTAGGCTATTCACCCATCGCCATGGCAAAGAATGCTGTTGGTATGACCATTGCTTGCGAAGAATACGGAGCCAGCTTCTTTGCCAACGGAGCCAATCCTGGGGGCGTGCTGGAGCACCCTGGGGTATTAAAGGATCCTAAAAAGGTCCGCGACTCCTGGAACGATGTCTACCGCGGATCGAATAATGCCCACAAAGTGGCAGTCCTCGAGGAAGGCATGAAGTACCAGCAGATCGGGATTCCCCCGGAAGAGGCACAGTTTTTAGAGACCCGGAAATTCCAAATCAACGAGATCGCAAGGCTCTACCGGATCCCGCCCCATATGGTGGGAGACCTTGAGAAGTCAAGCTTCTCGAATATCGAGCAGCAGTCGCTTGAGTTTGTGAAGTACACCCTGGATCCCTGGGTGATCCGATGGGAGCAGGCTCTGCAGAGGTCACTCTTTTTACCACGTGAGAAAACCGAATACTTCATCAAGCTCAATGTGGATGGCCTCCTTCGCGGAGACTACCAAAGCCGGATGAATGGCTACGCAATCGGTCGGCAAAATGGCTGGCTGTCATCCAATGATATTCGCCTGCTCGAGGATTTGAACCCCATCCTTGATGAGGAAGGTGGGAATCTTTATCTCATCAACGGCAATATGACGAAACTAAAGGACGCCGGGGCATTCGCCAACACGGCTACCTCAAATCAAGAAAAAGGAAGTGATGTATGAGTATGAGCCGCAAATTTTGGAACTGGGTCAGAGA